ATTTTCTAGGACCAGTGCTGGGCATGCAGTACATCACCAACCTCCGGTTACAAAGGGCCAAAAAGGAAGCGCAGATCTTCCGGATGGTACAGGAGCGGAACCGATGAAAACCTTGACTTATCTATTCGCATTACTGGCAGGCTTCTGGACGGTGCTCTACGTCAGCCCATTGGTTTTTATGGCCGTGGATATCCTTCGGCACATCACACAAACCGTGGAGGGATTTTGAACAAGAAACACAAATTGCTGAAGGGTGAGCGAGTCGTTTATCAGATCATTGGCCGGAGAATGAAAGGGAGGGACTTTGAGAATTCATTTGAAGTCGACGTCACGATCGAGGAGGTTTTGGCCGGCGACAAATATCGGATCAAGCCGGTCTCGGGATATGGAAGTCGGGTCGTGAACATCGAGAGGCTTTTTGTGTAGGTCGCCAACTGCTACACCAAACGACCATTGACAGTCAAAAATATATCAACCGGACCCAGTTAAGAACTTTTTGACATAAGGGGATTTTTATGATTAAGAAAAACCAAATCATGAGCCTGGCGGAAGCGGACATTTATTTCCTGCAGAACGGAGCGACCGGATTCTTCGATTCGAACTTTCCGAAGTCGCCCTGGTTTGAGGAGCCTCGTATTTATCAGCGGTATTATTTCGGGATGGAGGATCAATGGCTGGGCTTCTTCTGTCCGGCACTCTGGAATTTGGGGACGCACGTTTCCCTCAAGCACATCACCAATCAAAGGCGGTACTGGGAAAACCATCCAAACTTGACCAGGCTGCTGAGGGAGTTAATGTAGCGCATGGAAAAAATCAAAGCCGGCATCGAGGTAGGGAGTAAGGTCGTCATCGAAGGCCGGACGTATTGGGTAACCGACGTCGGCCACAACGAGATTGGTTTTATGCTGGACCCCGACGAGCATCCGCAGCCTTCCGGCAAAAAGGAGTATCCCTTCTGGCGTGTATTCTTCTGCATTCTACTGACCGCGCTTATAATCAGGATGGTGTTCTAATGGAAAAATACAAGGAGGAAATGAAGGATTTGTTGGCCGGCTACCGAGAGCAGCAGCGTCGTCACGTAGTAAAGCTGGAAGAAATGATGGGGATCAAGGAGATCCCCATCTACACTCGCTTACAGGAATTGAAGGCCGTCATTCGGGCCTTTGATGCTGCTGCCGATGAATTAGATAAGACGAACCTGCAGCTCGACCGGATCCACAAGAAAGATTAGGCCGCTGCCTTCGCTCCGAGGGCTTCACCGCATGCCTGGATTGCTCCGCCAAACACGGCATCCACATATTCGCCGGCTAATTTCAAGTCGCCTCCCTCTTGGATCATTGGCCGGATCCGAACAATCAACAGCTGTAACATTCCTTTTACCGAGGCTGCATAAACCGGATCGAGTTTGTCGGCAATCCCTAGCGTGATGGGTTCCACCGTATTGGGATCTTCGGCAATGGCTAGCTGGATCACGCCTCGGGCATCCCTTAGCACCACCACCAGTTTTTCTAATTGGGGATCAGTCATTTTTTGGGAATGAATCCCCACGGCCATCGCCGTCGACGCGAGGATTTTCACTTCAAACGGAGTTGGTGGTGCTTGGTTCCATCCAGCGCATCCACCGAGCAGCACCATAAAACATAACAGAGAAATTCGCATGGCCGTGTCTCCTTTATTGGATGCTGAGATTTTCAACCCCAGCCGGTGGTGTGTTATCCGGAGGCGTACAATCCCTCGTCCCTGGAACCGGATGAATGAGTTTAGGAGTCCGCTCACTTTCGTTTCCGCTTTCGTCAAAGGCCGTGACTTCGATTTCGATGGTCAAGGCCGTCGCGTCGTCTAAAATCGGGACGCAGTATTTTTTGGATATTTTTCCACCACCTGTTTTGGCCGTCGCATCAACGGTATCGACCGTCCCGCCTACACCATCACCAACCACGTCCATATAAATTTTTGTGCCGGCCAGGTCGTCCAGTGGGCAATCTCCTCCCGCACTTAAGTTATAGGCAAATAACTGATTACTTCCTCCGTGGCAGGTATAGGATTGAATCTTGTGTCCGGCTGCTTGACTGGCTCCTCCGACGTCCAGGCATAGTCCACCTGCCCCCGTGTTGCTTTGTATCTGCGAAGGGGAAGGCCCGATGCGGAAGATTTGGTCCTGAGCTGCACCACCACCAGAGGCTGCGTTCGCGCACGACGTTTCGATAATGGCATCGCCATCGTTCGCCCCTATCCGGAGACAAAGGTTTGTCATTTGGCTTTTCAATTGGAACAGGCCGGTGCCAGCCGTTATCATTTCAAACCGTTGATTCTTTGTGCTGTTGCAGGTGTTTTGCTGGGCCTCGCTCCCCAAGGCTTCCAGGCACATAGTAGGAGCGGAGGTCGGCTTGAGTTGTGTAGAGCCTCCGCAGGCCGTGAGGGAGGGTTCCATGTATTCAATCGTGAAGCCACGTTCGGTCGCGGCTCCGTAGAGGGTCAACGGTAGAAGGCAAAACGAAAGGCTCAGGAATAGTTTTTTCATTGGCCTAGTTTCCCATAGCTGCGTTTGGGTTGCCTTTATGCTTTTGGTCTGTCTGCAAAATACTTACAACACCTTAAAACTTCAGAATTTATTTTCTCTAGTCTCAATTGGATGTCGCCCAACAGTGAGTGAAATCTTGCGACTTCCTGACGTTGGCTTTCAACATGATTATTTAATGCATTGATAACTGTGGAGTCTTGTTTGTACCCAAGATACATGCCGCTTTCGTCTGTCTTGGTATAGATGTCATAGATCATATTAACTTGCTTAGAGATACTTAGAAGTTTAAAACAAAAAAATGTGACGACACCTCCCCACAGCCAAATAAACATTTCAAAAAACGTATTAATTTCCATTGGAATACTTCACTTAAATCAAGAGCAACAAAAACTTATGGTGTCCCAGGCCGTTGACACGTTTGCACTGGGTTACCATTCAAGGATCCGTTCATACAAATTTCTGCGATCGGTAAAAGTGCCTCGGTGTCCGGAGCAATAATTCGAAAGGTGATCCATGTGATCGTTGATAGGTTCAATGACTCGTCCTCGGCACCAATGCCGACGCTGTACGTTCCCAATTCATCCACGCCGATGGTAGGGCAATCAATGAGCAACAGACTCGGATCTTCAATTTTTTGTATCAGTAATTTATCCCATACATGCTGGTCGTCTTTGCGAGTGTTAAAGACAAAACCTTTATGGTCGCCGGCATGGACCCATTGGGAAATTTGCGTCCCAGGGTTGTCGGGAATGTCCTCAACCAATGGCGCAACCCAGGCCAATTCGCAGCCTGGCAGGACTTCCTGCGGTGGTATGGTTTGAGCAAACGCGATCGTGGAAAATGAAAAGAAACCAAGCAAAACAACCAGATAGAAAATCTTTTTCATAAATCCCCCTTTGTTAAAACTACGCAACAGTGAGTCTGTGTGCGAGCCAGTTGGTTGCACTTTCACCAATAAATCTAATCGCCTGCCACTGGGTAGCGATCGTCACGCTCGAGGCCGATCCGTTTATCGTATCCGACCCTCCCCTGGCAATGGTTAACGTATTGGATGCGCTGACCCTCGTGATCAAAATTTCTTTTCCTGGTGCAGCCTGCGGAAGAGTGAGAGTAAATATACCGCCAGAAGTATCAGCATTGATTTTCCTATCGTTATCCAAGGCCTGGTAGGTCGTCGCGACGTCGGTTACCTGGTCGAATAGTTCATGCGTCAAATCAAAAATATCGACCCCATCCGTCCAGACCCAGTAGGCGTAATTCCGATCGAGAATAATATTGGCTCCGCCTCCACCGATGACTTGGAAGTCCAAGACGAATGCGCCGGTCGTAATGTTCTTGATCATATACAGCATATTTCTCGCGGGGACCGTGACGGTTACGTCGCCCGTGAGGATGCCGGAGAATTGCAAACGCATGTCCCGCACCTGGTCGTTGGTCAAATCCACAGTGACAGGTCCGCCAGCCACATCGATATCCGCGACGGTGGTGATTTTTCTTTCCAGAATATCTGTCGCCTCGTTGGCCGAGACTTCCTTCTGGCTTTGGCCTTGCTCAATGTGGTCAATAATTAGAACGGGACTTTGTGGCATCGTTCAACTCCTACACAACCGCAGTGGCAGGGAATCCCCTGCCGACCAGGTTGCTCATTTGGTAAATGACAACAGCGATATTACTCTGGTTCCCTGAAAAAAGCGAAGACTGCAGCGCGACCGTAATAATGAATTCCTCGGTGGTGCTCTCCAGGGTATCAAGGACGGTTCCGGCATTATCTAGAATATCCATCTCGTAGGATTCCTGCTCTTGGCCGAGCGGGACATCGACAAAATCCTGCCACTCGAAATTGATCCGACTGCGCCGATGAAAAGTGATCGTGACTTCTCCTGGCCCATCCCTGGTGCTGCGGATGATCGCCGGCTTCCATGGCCGTTGACTCACTCCGGTATTGACGAAGGGAGTGACGACTGCGGCATAGACCGGCAGGCCGGATCCAATAATTTTAAAGAAGCGTTCGACGCCAGTGTCGTTTGTGTTCTGTACCACGCGACGGACGGATGCGGTATCCAAGATCACGAAGGTTTCGCCGACGCTATGGGATCCCATATTGAGTTCGGTCCCGAGCCTTCCACGCAACAACCTGCTTAATCGGTAAATGTTGTTCCCTAAATCAGTGGCCGTCACCCATTGGATAATTTCCGTTCCCAAGAGCGCGACGTTGGCCCCATTCAATACCGCGAGATCGTTTGCGGCACTGGTCGGTGCGATGCCGGTGAACATTCGGATATCGATACTGTGATCTTTATCAAAGACCATCCACGACGGTAGGCCTGGCCTGGGTTCGCCTACCGCTGGCCGAGCGACTTCGATGACGAGTTGAGAGAGTTGGCCTTCGGAGAGCGGCTCCTGTCTTGCCACTTCCACAACGACCTGAGAGACATTGATTTGTTGGTCAGGCGGTATGGCACGTAAAACGTCCACATACATTCCCGAGACGCGATAGGTCGGAGCATTGGCTCTCCTAATAACCTCGACTGCTTGCTGCGTAACGCGAATGAGTGGAGTATCCGCAGAACGAACCGCCTCAGATGTTTGTTGTGTAACTCTTGGCAGATTAGCCACTAGGCAACCTTCTCAAAGCCAAACTCGGCAGCGTTGAATGTGGCGTCCGTCCAATCGGCTGATGCCTGCGGATCTTGTTCCCAAATTTCGATCGCATTCTGCCAGGCGGTTCCCAGAACCACGTCATTTAACCCGTTAAAGTCGACACTGGTCGGCCTGGTGTTTGAGCGGATCGTGGCAGAACCGGAGTCAACCCTAGCCATGGTATTGACCTGGACTCCAAGGATCGTGCTACCGCCCGATATGGCCGATAAATTGCCGAACGTGAACTGATCGATGTCGGTATCCGTGGCCGTTTCCACATAGCTGGTATCGTCGTCGATGGCCGGACTTTCATCGACCGCCTCCCAATGGGTCGCAGCTCCGACCAGGGTATCCCAGGCTGTGGCATTGCCGGCTCCATCCGGAACCACGTGTTCGACTTCTATGTCGCCCAGGAAGTCATTATTAAATGATCCTTGATCGTCACAAATATAGACGTCGTCCCAGTCAGCCGTTCCGTTTAATCGAAGCGTATCGATGGTCGGCACTCCTCCATTGCGAGTGTCCTTGCCGGTAAGATTCAAGACCACTTCACCGTTGACCCGAACTTCCACCGTTCCCGTGGAACCATGAACAAAAACCTTGGCTTCGACGTAGCAATACTGGTCTTGCACAATTCGGCTGATGGTTCCAAAGGCATCCGTGTCGACTAACGTCGAGGTGTTTCCTCGATAGGCCGCAACAAATCCACCTGGCTCTGCGCGAATAATGATGTGGACGGTTGCCCCCTCCATGAAGGAGAAAAGATTCGCAGCTGCCACGTTGGTGCTTCTTGAAATGCCTCCGCCCACAATCATGGTGGTGCCTGGTGCTGAGACGACCTTGGAAATTAAAGCCGACCCGCCAACCGCTCGCCAACAGGCTGTTCCTCGTCTGCCTGCGGCAGCGACAATGGTGCCAAAGGATGCGGCTGTCCACTTCCTTGTCAAGTCGGCTGTTTCGTAATGGTCAAACGAATCAATAAATAAAAGAGCCATCAGACTACCTCCATCCCAAATTTGGCAGCATCCACTTCTGACTCTAGCCAGTCAGACATTGTTTCTGGATTGTCCTCTAAAATATCATTCTGCATTACGTGCCAGTCTTCAGCGTTCCCACCTTGCTGTAATTGATTGAAGATCGTCACAAGTGGTTCCACAAGGTGCCGAACCGATACATCGCCGGTTTGTTGTTTCTTCGCATAGCTCCAGGGTTGAACAGCCAACACGACTGCTGGTACGGGATGCACTGGTAAATCGCTCATCTCAAAAATATCTCTGTCGCCATTGGTAGGCGTCTCATTGTAAGTCGTGTCTTCATCCACGCCAGTTATTTCGTCAACTTTTGAGAAATGGTTTGTCGGGGAGGCTGGAAATGTTGTATCAAATTCTGCCACATCATCGACGGTCGGGACCAAAGTATCGACTCGCACATTGCCCTGGAAGTCGTTGTTTTTTGATCCAGAACTGTCAGCAACATACAAGTCGTCCATTCGAACGCCTGCCCCTGAATCTCCCTGCACTCGCAATGAATTGATGAAGGCTTCCGTTGTGCCTTGAGTATTGCCTGGGCCAAGGGTGAACACCGTGACGTTATCAAACCTTATCTCTATTGTTCCAATGGAATTGTGGCAGAAAAGTTTAGTCTCGACATAAGTGTATGTCCCACTCAACAAAGCCACGTCCGTAAAACCAATCGAGGTGGTTCCCGATCGCAATATTTCAATTTTAGAATCTGAAGAGTTTAATCTTAGACGGATTTGCACCGCACTATTTCGGCCACTAACATCAAAGAGATTGGCATTGGCTGTTCGTGGTGCGATCGGATTGATGGCTGCACCAAAAATAATGGTGTCATTCTCAATCACGACCCCGACTTCCATATTGCTTCCAGATACCAACAAGATATTGCCACCGCCATTGCGTCCACTGGCCTGCAAGGTTGGTGTGCTGAACACCGCTCCCCACTTCCTGACCAGCTGCGTAGCAGATAGCACTCCGTCGAAGCCTTCCATGAAACGAATTGCCATTAGATTACCTCGGCTCCCCACTCCGCAGCATTGACTTCCGATTCCGTCCAGTCCGCTGGTCCAGTGTCTGGGTTTTGCTGCCACATTTCCACATAATAATCAAACGCTGTAACCAAAGGATTAACTGCCCCATCATAGACGGTCCCTCCTACGCGAGCGATCGGGATGAATGATTTGGCTGTCACTTTATCCTTTCGGGCATAGAGTAATTGTTGCACACCAAATATGGCCGAGCTACCACCAGGATCAGAAAGTGTTTGCATATCGAAGGTGTCTCGATGACCGCCCAATTCACTCGCTACAAATGTCACCGCATCATCGGGAACCGGATCATCAACTTTATCGAAATGTGTCGTGGGTGCGACTGGTTCCAAGACTGGAAAAGATGTGAAAGCCCCATCGGCAATCGGGACCAACGACTCGATGCGAGTATCGCCCAGGATGCCGTTCTGTGGTGCGGATCCGACTGTATCCAAAATATACACATCGTCGATAAATGTTCCGCTGGGATTGCCTCCCTGAAATTGGATGGCGTTGATTTCAGGCACCGCTCCTCCGTTGTCGGTATTCTCGCCGGTGAGACTGAGGAGGTTATTATTATTCAAGTTTACGGTCACCACTCCGGCAGCACCGTCCACAGTGCAGAGCACTTCGAGGTAGTTAAAGAAGCCGGCAAAGACCAGGCCGGCAGCGGAGATGCCTAAACTCTCCGAAGGTGCTCGCAGGACTTCAATCGCTCCGGTCGGTGTCACTCGAATTATGACGTGATCGGTGGCTCCTTCTTTAAAGACAATTAGATCGTTAGTGACGAGCGTGGGCATCTTGAAAGCGAGTCCGGCCACGTAGGTGGCCAGGCCTGGGACCGTTTGCTCGACTTCCACGGCTTGACTGCCGAGATTGGTGGCGTTAAGCGACCGCCTCCCTGCAGCTGCCACGACCGTTGGTGCTCCGACGACTGCCGTCCATCGCTGCGCGATGTTTGCGGTAGCATAATGATCGCCGCATGAATTTACATAGACGAGACTCATGAAAAACTCCCTTCCCAGGTCAGTTGGCTTTCTGCAAAGCCGACGTTGCCTTCGTTTTGTAGTAAGGCCCCTGCTCCATAGACTACCCCATCCGGTGATTGCACCACCGAGGATACATCATACGGCCCACCAATCGCATAGGCGACGACATACAGCCCTGTGTTGTTGTCGATATCCCTGAGCGTGGAAATGTCCATGATTATCAAGACGACCGGCGCAGTGGTAAGTAGCCCAGGCTGCGGTTGAAGCCCGATTGCTCCTGGCGAAACGAAGTCCGCATACACACTCGCGTCCTCTTCCGCTGCCTCGACATCCAGTAAGTTTGGCAGACTCATCCCGATTGAATTGATCCGTACATTTATCTGGCCTTGATCCGGAGAGGTAATGGTGACCACGTCTGTCGGATCGATCGTGAAATATCGCTTGGAAAGGGTGAAGGTTTTCTTCGTCCGTTCAAACCAAATATTGTGGATCAGAACATCGACTATCGACCTTGCTTCAGTGGCAGTGTAGACAATCGGAATATCTAAGGTCCGGACTTGTGGCGACTCCGTGATCAGTCGCCTGGCCTGGACGACTCCGATCTTATAATCCGTGTCGTGGCTGATGAATCGAATATCTAAACTTGTCGGCAGTTCATTTTCTTGGGTACGAACCTGCTCGAGGGTTGAGCCTGGGTCTTGTAAATTTCTCCTGGCATTCATATCGGTTGGCGGTATCGTGATCACAGGAGCGGCTCCTCGAGGCACAAACTTAATGACGTCATCCGACTCGACGGCATCAAAGAAATAAGCCTGCATCAGCGGCTGGAGGGCTGCGCGGATCGTTTGTCGTTTCCCGATGCTGTATCCGCGCACCTTGAATGGCGCGAGGAGGCTCACATCAATATCGGCAGCGGTTAGTTCATTAGAGAGCTCCACGATATCGGTCACCACTTCGGCGAGGGTAGGGGCTAAGGCTGTCCCGCCTTGGCCAATCGGGAATTTCACGACGGCCCCATTCGCATTGATCTTCGTCCCGACAGCAAATGGCGCACCTGGGAAGGGTTGGAAATCATCGAGGAAACCAAAGTCCGCAATCTCAAACTCGTCGAGATAGCCTCCCACTTCTTTATTGATGCGCTTGGTTTTAATGACTGGTCCGGTGGCTCGACCGACCGCCCAGACGTCGCCCACACCTAAGTGGTAGCGCACACGATGCGGTTCGTAGGCATCACCATCTTCCTTGAAATCGAATTCCCAAATTTGGTTCAGGTCACTGTCCCACTTGGCAATACGACCATCGGTACTCAAGGCAAACGCGATCTTGGTGTAGAGCCGTCGCTCTTCTGGATCCCAGGTAATGGAATGGGCTAGGTTGGAAAAACCAGCCAGCCCTTGGACGCTACGAACGATGGAGGCATTTTCAAACACGAATAATGTCCCGTTGGAATCCACTGCGGCAATGCCGGTGTCGGTTGCAACCCAATCGGCGATGTATGCCCCACCTAATTGGTTCCACGCTGCTTGAGGATCGGCTGGGAATGGAGCGAATACGTTAGGTGCCAGAGTGTTCAAGCCGTGAGTTTGAATCCCACCACACGCACCGTTGGTCAAGCCGATATAGAGGAGTGGACCTGACCCGAGGCTTGGGCCATGTGTCGGAATAGAACTAAGATCGACAACGACCTGACCAGGCCAGCAGAACGGGGAATCGTTGAACGGTGCAGGCACTCTTTCTACTACACGGCATGAGGCGTCTGTAGCGAAGGCGACAATCTCGGCACCGAGGCCGTCCGGATGCGACGACCCTACCCACATCTTCGGCCCGACCGTTCTCGTGGTTACCGTTCCGAGAAAATCCGCGCTGACCGCTACGAAGGCCGGCATATATGAAATGCCGGTCGGGGCAATAACTCCGTCGTGAGCGCAGACGCGAGCCAGGCCATTGTTGCACTGGTAAACATCCACGTGATTGGTTCCCGTTCGAGTGGCCCAGATCAATCCGGTATCGGCATCGATCGCAATGCGGCCATTGCCACCGCCAGGCGGATCGTCGGCCACCTCGACAACCGGAATGAGCGGATCGCCATTCGCATGCACTTCGAAGTGGAGCGTAGGGATGCCGTTATTGAATGGTGTCAAATCTAATTTCCGGAGCATGATATAGGACTGGCCTCGATGCGCGGGGACGTTGCCCACGCCTTTGTCGGCTTCAATCAGGGGATCGGGTAGCTGGGTATCGGTGCCGAAATAAATCCTGGCATTGATTCCTTTGGCATGTGGCGGATTGGAGAAGTCATAAAAGAGTTGATCGTTGGCCCAGACGCGACCGATGCCATCGATCGTGCCTTTCGAGAGCGAGATTTGCAGATCGACTTCGTAACTGAACGAGATGGATCCCTGTTTCGGCGAACCGCCCTTCCCTCCGGCAGCTGCGGAACTAGACGAATGCGCGATTTCCCGAATATCAGAATTCCAGATGATGTTGCCGGCGATTCGAGGCGTCCCGTAAAGCCTCGGGATGGGAGTGCCGTAAGAACTGACCTGGACCTGGAGGTCGCCGAGGGCCGGCCCGAGCGTTGGAGGTGGATCTTCCCCTGGAAAAAGAAGCGAGCCTGCAACTCCGCCGAGGGCGAGGCCGAGGCCTGGCACACCGAAGAACGCACCAATAACCCCTCCGCCAATGACTAAGCCCAGTCGCGCTTGTTGATCACTCATGCGCTACGCCTCATCCGAAATACGTGCTCGATCTTTTCCATCCATTCTGAGTCCAATCCGTGTTCCGTGACTTTTTTAAATTGCGCGGAACTGTGCAACACGCCAAGGTCCGTCCGGATAGCGACGTGCCGGCAAGGAATTCTTTGTTGATCGTCCATGAAACGCATCAAAAGTAAATCGCCGACCGCCATCTCTGCCTTGGTGATTTTTTCGAACAGCCTGTTCAATTCAGCAAAGAGGACTTTTTGATCAGGATGATGAGTGTAGTTGCTCGGAATGGGAATGGTGCGGCCTATCTCCCTGGCCGCTTCCGCAAACAATCCGATGCAATCAATCCCACTTTTGGAACGGCCTTGATGCCTGAATTTGACGCCCAACCATTCTCGGCAATGCACAATGATTTGTTGCACTTCCGCATCCGTCCAGGTGGGCTTACTTGCCTCCGCTGTCTTGGTCGATCTTGGCTGGACTGACTCTGAAGTTTTGGCTGACATACGGTTCACCTTGAAAGTTGTGGGTGTTATTAAATTTCGCCAAGCAGTCCTCCGGTAATCGCTTGAAGCATCCTAGCTGCACCGAAAAGGTATCGCCGACCGTGAAGTCAAACCACATCGGTAAGACCAAACTGAATTGCCCATTGACGAACTTATAGTCTTTCACTTCCATTTGCGCTCCGGCATTTGCGCCGGTTAACCATTCCAGTAAACCTCCCGTGAACAATCCATTCGCTTCGAGTCTGTCCGAATTGAATACTCGCTTATTGCCAAAGGTGGCGGTAATCGTGCCGGTGACTTTGTTGGCTTGCACCGCAATCCATGTGACTGTACCGTCGACGGTCGTATTGCCGATCACCGTGTCCCATGCCGGCTCGCTGCCTCCGGTGGTGCCGGCGATCGTACACCGAAAGAACCGCCCATTTTCGGTGGTCGGACGTATTGTGCTCCCGAGTTTATAGTCAAACGGCACGAAGGGAGTTTCATTATTGGTAGCGAGCCAGATCGATGGTTCCATTTTGACCCCGCACACATTGTCTCCCACGTCCACTCGGCAAGCCGGCTGATAGAGATCCAACGTCTGCTTCGTGAAGACTTCCATCAGCCCACGAATTTCGGTGGTAAGTTTCTGCCGGCCTAGCGAGACCCTTCCCACGCGACCGCGACGGAGTCTTAGTTTGCCTGCACCCGTATCGTTTGGGTTGACCAGGAACAGACGCACATCGGCAAAGTCCCACTTTCCGCGGAGTAGGTCTGGTCCGGTCACGGCATCGATGGATCGCCGGACTTCCACATCTAAATTATCGACCGACAGACTGGAGGTGGATTGGATTGCTGTCGGGGTCGTGCCATCGACGGCAGAAAAAACGGTTCCCTCAAATTCAATATTGCGTGTGTAATTGGTGAAGCCCAGGACCGTCCCATCCTTGGCCGTGAGTTTCAGGCAGGCGTTTAAGGTGGCCGATGAGTCATCGAGATACCCATCGAATGCAGAAGAGACCGATTTCATTAGTCGTTAAATAATCCCACCATCGGAACATCGGGAATATCACCTAACTCGAACGCTGCTAAGGATGGGGTCATCTCGTCCATATCAAAACGCACAGGCACATCAAACTCGCCAGTCCAATCCATAACGTCCGCGCCTGGCTGGAGGTGCATTTCGGCATCCCCGCCAGAGGCATATTCCGTGAAGGCCGAAGAGTCGATCGCAATATCAAATCTGTCCACGCCATCGATCGTAATGGCCGCAAAGAGGTTATTGATTTCAACCATCCCGACGACACTAATAATGAAAATAATTTCGGTGGAGGAATAGCCATGCGCGATACTCCTTATGCGAGCGGGGTTGCTCCGGCTGATGCCAGGTTGCTTGGCCGTCGCTCCTGTGCCATCGTAGGCCCCAAACAACGTGGAATCGATGCCCACCAGTTCAAAGGTTGTTGTGCTGAGTTGATTAATTATAAATTCTCCGTCTGGTAGCTCCGGCATCCCGTTGCTGGCGGCCGCCGCGATCTTGATGTAATCGTTATCAATGAAATCGTTGACCGCGAGGGTCACGACGGCAGGGTTGGCGAGGGAGATGGCACTAATAGCATGCGTCGGCGAATCCGCGATCGCGTTGGTTGCGTCCGGCGTTAAGGTCGCAAGGCCCGTGGTCAGATCCAACGAGAAGGCAGCGAAAGGGGAAGAATTCCGCCTCATCGTCACAGCGGGACTGGCCACGGGTTTGCGTATAGTCCGAATGAATGTAGTCGGTCCAGAAATATAATTTCTGACCAGTTGGAGTTCGTTTGAACCATCCACAACCATCACTTGCTGCGTGGCTACAAAATCCCTGAAGTCTTTAAATCGAAAGCCTCTAAACTTTCCCATCCGCGCATAGAAAAAATCGACGACCAGATTAATGTCGGCCAGGTCTTTTAGTCCGGTCCTCGCATTAAACTTCTGGTCGGCGTCACCATACACGGCCACGCGAGACTCGAAAGCGTTCTCCTGCCGAACGACGTCGGTCAGGAACCGAGGCCCACCTCTGGACCCGTAAGCAATGCGGGGAGGAAATTGCACTTCGTCAAAAGCCATGAGTCAACCCCAATTCGGTTTATAGTTTTTATGGATCCACAAAATCATGGTATCTGGGAGGGCATCGTTGTTGCCTTCCTGCCGGTCTGGGTTACACCAGCAAGTCCCATCTTCACCCCAATGCTGGCCGGTATCTTGAGGCACCACATGGATCGCCTCGACCATATCCGTGAATGGCTTAATCTGGGCGCAGTACATATACGCGATTTTGGCAAGAATTACGCTAGCCATTGCGTCCGATCGCCGACTGGAAGGCCTGGCCCATCATCAGGCCCACTTGGCCGGTAGAGCGGCCAAAGCTGCCCACGTCAGGGGTCGATATATTAAAGACGTTGTTGATATTGATCGGTGGCTTGCTCGGCTCCTTGATATCCACAGGCACCTTGCCACCTTTTAGGGGAATAACCGCCTCCGGTCCCTTCTCGGCTAGCGTTGAAATCGTCGGGGTTCGCTCAATTCCTCCCTCCTGATTTGAAGCAAGTGAGGATGCAAGCGAAGCAAAAAGCCCATCGGATACTCCTGGAGGGCCACCGGCATCAGCACCGGCCGACCCGCTGCCGGCCGTTGAAGAGGAAAACAGACCTGCTACGAGGCCCAGGAGGCCCGAGCCTCCACCTTTTCCATCCGAAGAACCCAATGCACCAGCAAACGACTGCCGTACCTGTAGCCGGACAAAATCGGCCAAAATAGAATCAACCAGGGAACCGATCTCAAGTTTCCCAGTCTTGGCAAAGTTAACCGCAGCATCTTCCATCCCTTGGAATGAATCGGTGACGATCTTTTCGGAGAGGGAAGCAAAGTCGTTCAGGTTTTCCTGGGCCTTGATAAAGCCTCTCTCGAATCCCGCCTCCACTCCGGTTTGGCCTTCCAGGGTTTGCTTGCGGAGGTTACTCAATTGCTGATTGAATTCATCCAGGCTAATCGCGTCATCATCGAGCAGGACTTTTAAGGCGACCAGGCGATCCTCCATATCCTCTTGTGGGCCTTTGATTTCCTCGAGGATCAGTTTCTGCAGCTCAAGTTCTTCGTTGACGACCTTCTGCACCGTCTTGGATGCGCGTTGTACCTCGATGAGCGCACTCGTGGCTCGCACTGATTTCCGGATCGCATCCGCCTGCGAGTCGGCATCTTCCACTCCAGCTTTCTTCAAGCTATTCACTTCTTGAATCACTCGGGCCTCGATCGCCCGTTCGGCATTGCTCAACTTGGCGAGGGTTTGTTCTTCTTCTAGTTTTTGGTTGAGTGCACCGATTGGGTCGAGGGCATCCCTGAAGGCATCGGTCAGCTGCCCTTGAAGAACCTTTTGTTCATCGGCAGTAATTAATCCCAAGGCCCGTTGTTGCTGGAGCACCGCCTCGGCCTCGTTCAATTCGGTCAAGGACCCTTCGAGTGGCTGTAGGCTTGCAGCTAAAGATTTGAACGATCGTTGTTGTTCCTCGGCCAGACGTTTGGCATTTTTCGCAGCTAGCTTCTGGGCCTTTTCTCTTGCATCCAAAATAGCGATCTGTTCATCTGCAAACTTCTTAGCGGCAGCAATTTCAGCTTCGATGGCTTTATCCTCTGCCGTCTGCGGACGATTCTTTATCTCCTCCCTTACCAGTTCATCTTTTAAGAATTTCAGTTTTGCCAATTGAACTTCAGCATCACGGATTGTCCCTTTTCCAAATGCTGCACCCAACCCAAAGTCAAAAGGCAATTGAGCAAAGGCCGCATTGACTCCACCAGTCTTTATAATTGCTGCCACCAATCTTTCTTGTGCTTCAATTTCTTCATCAACAGCGGCCACGTTCCCCTTGGCAAGCCTTTGAAGGATGGCTGCATTGCCTTCCACTTCAGCCCCGAATGCCCTGGCAACGCTCCGGCCAAATTCATTCGTTGCTTCAATGGAATCAGTCATCACGTTGATATAGTCAGCGAGGAAGCCGGTGGAGTCCTCCAAGTTGGGAAGGAGAGAATCACCAAGGGCAATACTCAACCCTTCGATGGCTGAACTGAGTGCTTTGGTTTTTCCATCAAGGTTGTCGGTATTGATCAGTGCCTGCTGTTCGGCCGTCAGTGTGCCAGTGATGGCTATCTGAAGTTCTCTGGTTGAATCTATTCTAAGGGTCAAGGCTTTGACCGCTGCAAAGTTTCTGACACCAAATTTTTTCAAAATTTCAGTGTTTGATAGTTCTTCCTCATTCAAGTTTTCTAAGGCATTAGTTAGGCCCACCACGGAAGGATCGAGTTTGTCGATACCTTGCTTTTGCAAAAGCAGAATAATATTTCTTAATGCGGTTCCAGACTCCTCGGCTTTTAAATTCACCAGGGCGAGGGTTTCAATGGTCGCCACCGTTTCCTCAAAAGAAATATTGGCCGATGCCGCAACCGTTCCCGCAGCCTTTAAGGATGCCGTCAAGTCTGGAATTTCTGCTGCGCCTCTTTTCGAACCAGCGGCCAAGACATTGATGAACCGAGCGGCCTGGTCTGCATCCGCTTGGAATTGATTCAGGGAACCAGCCAAGGCTGTAGCTGCTTCAGGTAAGGTGATGCCAGCCGCTTCCGCTAGCGTAATGGCCTGCTTCGTGACTTCGGTGAGGGCTTCGCCACTTTCCAATAGATCCGGTTTCGCGCTGGCGATCAGTTTGAAACCTATGGCCACTTGCGAAGCTGAAAGAGTGGTGGTTCGACCCAGCAGTTTGGCTTGATCGGAAAGAAAGGCTAAGTCTTTCCCCGTGGCTCCGGTGATCGCACTTAACTCTGAAATGGATTTTTGAAAGACAGTGGAGACATCAATGACCGATTTCAAACCTCTGACCACAGCCAGGGCAGCTGCGGCCATTCCTAAAGGCCCGATTAAACTTCTGGATATATCAGAGAAAGCCTTCCTTGACCTACTGACTTTCTTGCCTGCCCGTTCCGCAGAGGTCCCGACGCGATCGAGAGACCGCTCGACTCGCTTCGCGCCGACCACCGCTCCGGTAGGATCGATCTCAATAAAAATAGTGCCGTCAGCAGCCATTTTTATTTCTTCCCTTTGCGAAAGTAATCAACCCAGTACTCATCCATCTTCCCGACCACGTATCGCAGCATCTCAAATTGCTCTTCATCTCGTATGTCATGTCGCCTCGCCCATCGGTCCACGGAATCCCAAGGAATAAAACCGAGGCCATTGACCATTTGGCGACTTCCACAGAGATCGTTAAAACATTCCCAGTAGATCCAATCCCACTCTTGGATTCTAGGTTTGTTTTGAATCGCTTTCGGGATTGGTAGCTTGTTTGCTTTCGCGGCCTTGACAAGTTTTTCATCCTTTCCATCCTTGGCCCAGGTCAGTTGATATTCCAAGGCCGCGACTAGTTTTTTGCTGTCTTGATTTTTACCTCGTCCTGAAAATTACTGAGGAGGTGCGAATCGGCAATCACATCGTTGAGCAGGTCAGGCATGTAACAGAATAATTCGTAACAGGTCTCTACACTGAACGGGACCTCCTCGCCGTCCGAATTGATCACGCCTGCCCAGCCGACCACGACTGACTTGGACCAGACTTCTGCCAGGAGGATTTTGTTGTCGGCTTCGGAGACCTTCCCCGCGACAATATCCTCCGCGACTGGCTTCATGACTTCGTTGTAAATCTTTTTCCATTCTGGGTTCCTTGCGCCGGCTCGTTTAATTTTCAGGCTGAAGGTGCCGTGGGGACATTTGTAATCCATCACCACACCTTTTCTTTCGAGATCCAGGCTGCTGCCAAACCGCTGATACACGTTGGCAAACTTGTTCTTTAAAACGTCCTCTCCGTTGACTACTTCGAGCACTTTCTTTGTTTCCCCTTTTGCCATGACTTCCCCCTTCGCACGAGAGACGCGAGGCTCCTCCGAGCCTCGCGTCACAGATGATTATTGAACCTTGTGAAAGCGTTGGATCTGCACCGTGTACAAATCGTTCGCCGATTCCAAGATCGCTTGGAATTCAAGGTTGATGAAAATATCCGAATTCTGACTCGGCACAGGTGCTCCGCCAGTTGAATATTTCAACCTCGGCATGTCGAACAGGATGGCCTTGCCATTGCTATCCTGCACTCGCATGTCGAGGCTCCTCTCAGTGTTGTTAATCACGTCCAGCAAATACGAGATGCTGTCGAAGTAACAATTGGTATTTCCGGTCACGAGCATCGATCCGGAACCGATCCCCGCTGCTCCTAAGACCCCCACGCATTTTTGCTGGCGGAGATTATTAGCGAAGTTGATCGCTCCGTCAAATACGCAGCCGTCGAGCGTCGTAAACGGCCCATCGACGCCTCGCCCAATTCTTCCCACGTTGGAAGAGGTATTGAGCACTGCATTCTGTGGTGCCGCGACATCAGTCGAGCCAGTAAAACGGGTCGGCGTCGGGTCTGCTGTAAACCCTAGCCAGTTCATGCTGGCCGTCATAATGGCCGCTGACGGTATAGCGATTCCGAAGGTATCCAAATGCATCCCTCGGAAGTATTGGAAATTGATCGGCGAGTGATCTTGGAATTGTTCTTCCAAAGAATAGGAACGC